GGTGAATCAAGTGATTATGATTAATCTGGCTGGTGCAATAAATTGCACAAATAAATCTTAAGGATTTATTGCTAACAGATTATTAGATCGCTCCCCTTTCACGTAGAAAGTTCTGGGTGTGATCTTTATAAGATGTATATATTTTATGATAATTAGAAGCCATATGGGGTTTGTTCTGGTGGACAATATCAATTGCATGGTTAAAAATTTTAATATATGCGTCATAAGTCTCTTGCTCATGCTGAGCTAAAGAGTCCTCAAAATCTTTTACTCTGGATTTGTAAACCTCAATGTTTGTAGCAGAGGGTGATTTCTTAGTCCATACAATCATATCAGTGATTGAGTTTAAGTCTAGAGGGGCTCGAATGAGTTTGGGGCGGGTCGAATCGCGTAAAAAGCGACGCTTGAGATAAGTGATTTGATAAATGTTTTCAAATTCAAAATCAACTTTTTCTCTTTTCTGGGAGTCAGTGTAGTTTATTCCGATTGCAGCAAAGTAGTTCATAAATTTCTGGAAATTTATAAATTTTTGTAAAAGTCCAGATAGTGCTACGACATGATCATCACCATAAAAGGCGGATTCCATGTGTTCAATCAGAAATTGTGGAGTGATAATTTGACCAGTTCTTTTTTCAAATTCTTGTTGTTCTAGCATGTCGACTACAGCCGCTAGGATATAAAACCAATTGGCAACAGAATTCAAAGGGGCGGTGACAGGGACACCAGATGGCATTCCACTTCGCTTTCGAACTAAAGTATTAAGTACAAGAATGTCAGTATGAATAAAAGATAAAGCTAAAGCAATACGAGCATTGCAATTTTCTTCAGAATCTTGGTACCATTCATTTATTGCTTCTACACATTTAAGCAAAACATCCGCCATTAATTTTCCATCCCAGTTAGAGTAGTCTCCTGCTATTAAAGCATTCTCTCCAAATCGGGTAAGGCGGTTAAACAAATGAGTCCAATCCATTGATGTGGGGTTGATGCCAACGCTAACAGGCTTTTCAACGCATTGTTGTTGCATAGCACCCATGAATACACCAAAGTACCGACGAGTCAGTAGTGATATTTCTAGGGGCAAACACTCAAAGGTTCGAACTTTTCCATTCTTGATTTTCTTCTCGCTAACTAATTCATCCTTCATATTTTCATAAGCAAAGTAGGCTGGAACAATTCCTTGACGGATTTTTGCTTCAACAGTCTTATAACGATCCCAGAAATATTCTGAGAGAAGCTTGCCTTGGAATTTAGGGCCATTCTTATCATCATTTAAGATATAATGAGCTTGCTCGCCAGGTTCACTTAAATTTTTGATTAAAGCAGATTTTCCTGGTGCTCCACGGGTAAGTTTGACATAAGGGAATCCCACACTTGTACGAACATCAATAGGGGCTATAAAATTAGTTATTCCATTAAGAGTTTCATTAAAATCTAGAAGTCTTTTGGATACACCAATAGGTACTATCGTACTTAAAACAGTTAAGATAGTAGTATACGCCAAATTAAAGGGACGAGTGGGAAAAGTGTGAGGTGCGTTTGCATATTTATTTAAAGAAAGAGACATGGGTTTTATTCCTGCCTCACGCACTGAATCATCAACACGGTTGTCGTTTAGAGAGAATGTAGGTTGAGCTCTTTTAGATGGGAAAAATTCTTCTCCAGCATTCTTCACAGTTTTAGTGATCTCAGAGAACTCAAATTTTGAACTACCAGCGGGCACAGATGCATATGCATTTGGAACGAGCCCCCAAGCCGGAAGTTCTGGGTCATTTTGGATTTTCTTATGAGCTTCCACCTCTATTTTATCTTCCGATAAGATGAATGGAGTCATATGTTCCATGGATTCTTTTTCAAATCCAGATCCTTCTTTAAGATCAGAAAGAGCCATATACATCTCACGAGTGATCAGTTGGGCTAATCCCTTTCCATTTTGTCCAGCAATATGGATTCCTGAAAGGATTCCAGCTGTGGAGTTACAGCCTAGAAGGATAGCTGCGCCGCAATCGCCCTTTGCGGTCATCACATTATAAGTCATACCCCGGGCGATAAATCT